GAACTTGATCAACTTGAACTTCACCGAAAGATGGTTGGAATGTAAGTTCGATACCATTGCTGGTATAACCTACGTTTGTGAAGTCAACGTCATCAGTCAAAGTATCTTTGTATGATGTTGCTGCTTCAAATGCTGGTAGTGGTCCACCTGCAGTACCGATTGTTTGTGCTAAAGCACCGTCATTGTATGTAAACAATGCGGCTGCACCAACGATAATGTTGTTGGATTGTCCACGAGAATATGCCATTTATTTCACCTCTCCTTGTAAAGGGTTTTCTTATTTAGTTGTAAAGCGATGTTTCCTCAAGGTCAAGTATAACACCATTTTGTTAGCCTTTATGCCAGTCATAATCTAAAATAATCTTGTTTCCTGCATAGGTTCTGGCTGTTCCAAAGTCAACTATGTCCCTTGCCTCTTCTAATTGGTAAATCCTAAAGTTGTGGAAGTAGAATTTACAGGTCATGCCACCTATTGGGGCGTGATTTCTAGCCCAAGTATTTATATCTTCGGCAGTCTCATCACCACGATCCATAAGCCTTAAAACTGCTTCTTGTATTTGAATCATTCTAACTATTGGATTGTCTGCCTGAGCATAAAAATAGTACAAAACTTGCTCGCATTTAATATGTGGAAATGCTCCACGGCGCATTCTAAACATTCTGTCATATACAGCCATTGCTCCACCTTCGGGAAATGATGTCTGTAATGCTTCTATTGTTGATGGGCCTGTTGGAAAAAATGGAATTAGTTCATTTTGACTTCCAGGTTGAGGTAGAAAGTCTGCAAGTTTTTCTTGTAAGTATGTATTAATCCATAATATAGGAGTGTTCATTGGTGATAGTGAGTCTGTCATTATGATGCCACCGTTGCGTTAGCGACCCATCGATATCCTGTAGATAAACCAACAGACTTTCCGCCACGCTTTCCCCTTCCTAAATTTTTCTTATACGATATTGGGTTCTCGAAGTACTGCTTAAGATTACCACTATTTAAAAATGCTTGAGTAAAGTATCTACCAAAAAACATATCAAAGGCTTTTTCGAATTCTCCCTGTGTAGTTCCTCCTGGGTTATCAACAACAACCTTCTTTCTGGTGTAGACTACTTCTCCATTTACTTCAAATCTCAAAACCTCAGAGTTGCGTGGTTTTATAACTACGGTTGTTCCATCTTCCATTATTGATGCTTTATTACGAAACGGCTCTTTTGATCCCTGCTTAATTGTGCTTGACTGTTTAAATGATGATATAAATGAAAGACCAATGTTGCTAACAGTATAGTTTATGTCAAACAGTCTGGCATCTGGGCTACCATTTTTATACCACTCATAAACATGGTGCAAAGTTTCTGGAGACACTCTTGCGTTGGAGTCTATAAATTGAGAAGCAATTTCAGAAACTTCAGTTCCAAGTGACTTTAAAAACTCAGTCTTACCTTTTTGGACTCCTTCAGTAAAGCCAACAGAGTAGTCAATAATGTTCTTCATTTCTTTTTTAAATGCTTTGTTGTCAAATCTAACGGCTATCATACATCCACCGCCTGATTCTCTGATCTTCTAATAATTAGTTTGTAGTATTCAACTCCACCAAAAGGTCCTACAAATGGATCTTGTGTTGCAATTTCAAAGATTGTGGACTTGCCTGCTCTTGGGCCAGATGTTTCTGTGTAAATATCGTTACAGTTTTTATCTCTAATGTTTGTAACTATAACATTTGTAATTGAGTTTTTGGCTTCAAGGCTGGACATTCTTATGTCGGTCTTTACTCTGCCAATTAAAAGTTTTTCTTCTGTAATATTTACGTTTGGAGTTAACTCTTCTTTAAATGCTCCTCCTGCTGATGAAAAAGAACATGCAATTGTTCTATCCAATATCCATGTCTTTTGTACGTTTCCATAAACTCCTTGCTCAACTACAGGATGGTAAACATCTGCAAGCATCGGAAACGTAAAGTCTGGCTCTTCGCATATCATTAAATTATCCCTGGCTTGACAATGGTCTTAACATATTTGTCAAGTATCTTATCAACTAAGAAGTTACCAGTACCGCCAAGCATTGCCTTGTCAAATTGAATTCTAAATTGATCTGTATTGTATGCTGTTATATATCTCTTGTAGTAATCTAATTTTCCACACTTAAGGTCTTCAATTAATAACTTCGCTGCATACTCTACATCTTCAGGAACGTTTAAATATCCATGATCTACAACGAATGTATAGTCATATCCTGATGGGAAAGATATTCCTTCGTATCCGTAGTAACCAAGATCTCCGCTTGCCACTGGTAGGTTTTGCGCTGTTGATTCATACCTGTTTAACTCAAGAACATCTGCACGAACTCTCTGTATAGCGGTCTTGTCTGGTGTTATTGCATACTGATACTCACTCAAATCTGGAGTTGATCTATCGTAAACTAAAACATTGTTCTCATAAACCTTGAATACTCTATAAACTTTTTCCCACAAAGAGAAGTAGTCTGACCCATTGCCAGTTCCAACTATTGTTATCTTTTTGTTATAAAAGCCTTCTGGCACAAATGTGTCTATCATTGACCTTGCTACTAATTCTAAAATTTTATATTCTGCAATTTCTGATGCAGTTGTTCCTAATGTATTTGGGTCTACGTATGGCCTGATTAGTTCATAGTATTCTTCGTGAATTAATTCTTCACCCTCGCTAATTTTATAAATCTCTACTCTGTAATTATTATCATACCTTCCAGGAAGATATATGTTTATATTGTCTCCTGTTGACCATCCTAAAAATTCTAAAACCTGGACTGAAAGGTCCGCCATATCTGTTACTCTTGCGTAAATATCTGCATCTTCGTACCCTGAAGGTACTACAAAATTTACAACAATGTCATCGTATGGCGGAACTCTCAATATCTCCATATTTACTTACCGAATTCCTTGGCAACTTCTTCTGGGGTGGCTGTGCGGATGTGTGAACGAGTAAGCCACTTTTCAGCAGCATCCTTTTCAACAATGTTGTAGCCACGGTAAACCTTACCTATTTCTGGCCAAGTAACATTCTTTGTTGAGTAAAGTGCTACAGTTTCTTTCTTTGCAGCAGGCTTAGAAGCCTTCTTCTTTTCAGGTGCCTTTGGTGCTGTGGTTGCCCCAATCACTCCTTCTGCAACAGAGCCTAGTGCCTGAACTTCTTCAGGTGCCTGGTAAACTGGTGCTTCGATAGCCTCTTCGTGAACTGGTTGATGTACTTCTTCTACAACTGGAGTTTCTACAACATGCTCGACAACTGGTGCCTCAACAACAGGCTCTTGTGCAACTAGTGCTTCAAAAACTGGTGATTCATGTACTGTTTCTTCTACAATTGGATTTTCATTAATGTTTTCCATAATTCCTCCTTGTTAGTATTATATCATTATAAGTAGTAAGGGGAGCAGGAGCGTTAACTCCTACTCCCCCTAAATTGTACTGTTTACAGATTATTCGTCTGCTGCAGCATCAGCGAATGCAATTGCATCCTGCTCTTCCCATTGAATACCGAAGCGAACGAAGACTGTATATTCTACAGTGTCCTTCTTTGGCTTGTATTCACGGTTTACTGTGATGTCACGCTGGAATCCCCATACACGGTTCTGTGGGAATGTCAAGTCGACATATCCTGCAGGGTAGTAAGGAACTTCCTGTACGTCAATTCCGAGAACACGTGTTGTACGTGCTCCACCGAATGTCTGTGCTCCACCATCAAGGTATGCCTGACGGTTAGTTGGAGTACCACCAGCCTGAGAAGCAAATGCTTCTGCGACTGCGTCTGCTAGAGTACCGTTGTTCTTAACGATTCCCTGGAATGCATCTGTACCAGCATAGAACTTCAAGTTAGACTTGATAGCACGATACTTGCGTGGCATTGCTAGGATGATGTTCTGCATTACATCTGTTGTCCAGGCGTTATTAGCGACTGTTACAACTGACTCATGAGCATCTCCTTCAGTCTTGACACGATTTACGAAACCGTTCATGATTGAAGTAAAGGCATCTGATCCTGCACCTGTTCCGTTGATTGCAAGGTCTTCGATATCATTACCGAAAGCGTTTGTCATCAAGCGTACAATGTGATCTTCTAGTGCTGCACCTTCGATGTTATCTTCTAGTGCTTCTGCAGATACTTCCCAGTCAAGACGAATCTTCTTTGTAGTCAATTCAACCTTTGAGAATGTTGCACCTGCGTTTGTGTAATCGCCAACTGCTTGCGCTGCTGCACGAATAACACGCTCTCCGACGTTTACCTTTTCGAGTTCCATTGTATTGGCTCTCATAGTAACACGACGGCCATCTTGGGCGAGAATGGTAGCATCCCACACGTAGTCGATAAAACGACGTGCTTGCTCTGGGCGTAGGATACCTGATCCAGCCTCACCTGAAGGGTTAACTGCATTTGGTCCAGATGTTACTCCTGATAGTGCTGTTGGGATATTACCCAAGACACCACCATCGGTGTAATTACCTGGTACGTTTGAACCTGCTTCAGATCCAGATGCGAATGCACCTTGTCCCTGATACAGTCCTGGTGCTGTTCCACCAAGATTACCTGAAGTTCCAGGCTGGTTCTTTTCTATATTTTGTTCCGACATATTGTCACCTCCTGTGATTTTTTACTTATTGTTTTTTTAATTAAATAAGTCGGCTGTTTTGAGGAAACTACCGCCCCATAGGGATTTTTCAACCGTTTCAGGTTGATTCTGTACTATCTCGCCGAGATCGCCAGACTTTCGGAAAGCAGTGTCTTGCTCTACAAGTTCCACACGCTTACCAAATTCATT